AATGGGAATACCTAAAAGAAAAACAGACATACAGATATATAAAGGTAAAATTCTAACAGAAAGAAGAGAAGAGTTATTGGATAAAATAACTAAATCTGATTCTTTTTTACCAGATTCTGTTTTACACGATGATTTAGATGCTGGTATGTTAGAGTTTGTAACAAAAAATTTTGTTGTTGTTTCAGACGGTAAAAAAATACCAGTAATTCCTAAAATATTAACCATTCAGAGATGGGCTCAAATAATGAACACTTGGGAATTTTCTGATGATGACGGTAATTTAAAAGTTCCGTTTGTTGGTGTCATAAGAAGACCTGATGTACAACCTGGTACAAATCCTTCGATTGTTAGAACTATACCAGAAAGACTTCAATTTCACTATGCGTCCGTTGCGACTTGGAATGGAACACAAATGGGGGCTGACATTTACAAAATACCTCAACCGGTTCCTGTGGATATAAGTTTTGAGGTAACTATTGTTTGTACTAAACTTAGAGAATTAAATAGATTTAATAAAATCATACTTCAAAAATTTGCATCCAGACAAGCTTATACTATGGTAAAAGGTCATTATATACCTATTATAATGGATAAGATCGAGGATAATTCACCAATAGAACAAATAGATGGACGTAGGTTTTATCTTCAAAACTATCAATTTACAATGCTAGGTTTTTTAATTGATCAGGATGAATTTGAAGTTAAGCCGGCTGTTAGTAGATTTTTCCTAATGACCGAATTTGCTAAGAATACAAATTTTCAAAAAAAATATATCAATAAGAGAATTGATATTACCGTTGCAACATTTATTGCTGATGGTATGCAGACAGCATTTAGTGTAGGTGAAAGTATTAGTATGTTGTTCAATGTGGCAATTAATGGTCTTTTACAAGAAAGAGATGTTGATTTTTACCATATAGCTGGGACATCTAAAATAACTTTTGCTTCTCCACCACCAGAAGGTAGTATAGTAACTATTACATATTTTAAAGGTAGGAATAGTGTTTTCATTGACAGTTATGGTAAAACATTACAAGTGACAACAGAATATTTTGAATATGATGGGTCTACGTTATATTTTACACTATATAATTCAATTGATAGTATTGTTAGCTTAGACATTAATGGTCTTATAGAGGAAGAAGGTCAGGGATTTGATATTACTGGTGCAAGCCAGATAAAATTGAATTTTTCACCTACATTGGGGTCTAAGGTCGGGGTTACATATGTGTATTAATCTTCATCATATATGTCCGTCTTTTTAGGTTTTACCACCTCCTCAATCATTTTTTCAAGAATCTTATAAATTTTTAATCCTTTTTTATCACAATATGTTTTTAACATTTCGTGATGCTTTTCGCTGATTTTTACGTTTTTGGTTTTCTTTTCCATAGATAAAGATAAATAACGATATAAAAAGATAAATTAGGATATAAATACGAAAAAATCCGGAAATCTTTGCTGAAAACAAAGATATTTATTTGGTAAGAATAAAATTATTTAACCAAACATTTATCAATGGCAAATTCAAACAGAGTATTCGTTTCTCCAGGTGTCTATACATCAGAGAAAGATTTAACATTCGTAGCTCAAAGTGTAGGCGTAACAACATTGGGTCTGGTTGGTGAGACATTAAAGGGTCCAGCATTTGAACCGATATTAATTTCTAATTTCGATGAATTTAGAACGTATTTTGGTGGTACAAGTCCTGCAAAGGATGGTGCTGGAAATCCAAAATACGAACTTCCATATGTTGCGAAATCGTATTTACAAGAGTCAAACCAATTATTTGTTACCCGTGTATTAGGACTTACTGGATATAAACCAGGCAAAACTTGGAGCATTAAAGCTCTAGGTGGCGTGACCCTAGGTTCATTAAGTGGATCTACTGGAAGTATTTCATTAGTTCCGACTTCAGGTGGCATTACAGGTAGCACAATTTATGCAGAATTATCAGGAAAAACTTCAACAGAAGGTTCTTCTATAACAGATTATCTAGTTGCAGCAACTAATTCAGGTGGTGCTTATGCACACAACGAATGGTTCACAATTGGTGAAGTTCCAGATTCTGCAACAAGTTCACTTACTGGTACTGAATTATTATCACCTATCGGAGCAAACAATAATAAAGATTGGTATAATACCTTCTTTACAAAAACAGGATCGACTGATGCTACAATAGATGGGGTTTACTCTTATCTTTTTGTGTATTCAACTGGAACATCAGAATTTACTGTAACAAGATTTAAATATAACGCATCATTAAACACCGATTATCATGATAAACAAGTTTGTTTATTGAGATCAAGAGGTAATTATGTTCAAAATGTGTTAGTACATAGAGTTACAGGAAATACAGTAACTGTAACTGGTACTGGTCTTGCTAGCAATCCATTGGCGGATTTCACAATTAGTGTTACAGATATTAACTCAGATGTAGCAACATTCAATTGTTCAATGGATCAAACATCTACAAAATACTTAACAAAAGTATTAGGTGCTGATGTTTTTGATAAAGATAGAGTTGAATATCCATTATATGTTCATGAGGCTTACCCTAACTTAGTTGTAAATCTTTTTGAACAAGGTTTAATTAGAGGTTTAAGTACAACAGTTGTTAATACTACAGAAGGTGATAACTTTATGACACAGTGGGATATGGCTGGTTCATCAACTGTAGTATCTGAAGTAAGAGGTGGAAAAGTATTTGACTTATTCAGCTTCTTGACAATTTCTGATGGTGATGCTTCAAATTATGAAGTAAAAGTAACCATTCAAAATATTGACTTAGATACTGGTGAATTTGATGTATTAGTTCGTGATTTTAATGATACTGACGCTAATCAAGTTGTATTAGAAAAATATTCTAGATGTACTATGAACCCAGATTTACCTGGTTATGTTGCTAGAAAAATTGGTACTTCAGATAGTGAATATGAATTAAGATCAAGATATATTATGTTGGTATTAGCAGATGATGCACCAACAGATGCAATACCTGCAGGTTTCAAAGGTATAACAACAAAATCTGATGTTGGTGGTATACGTTTCAAAACAAAATACTACGATGCCGGTGATTTATTATACTATGAAGCAAATGGTACACCTGTAACAACAAATGGTGATAAAGTTAAAAAAGTAACTTTAGGTTTATCGACAGATGAACACTTTGTTTATGATAGAGATATGTTTAAGTTCAAAGGTACTAATGCGCCAGACGCAACTTTTGGTTTCCACTTATCTACAAATGCTGCAAGTATCACTGGTACTAGTGGTGAATATCTATACAAAACAACCGCTTATGATTTAGAAGGTACAGATAAAGGTAAATTAGACGCAATCGGATTCCGTAAATTCACAATGCCAGTATTTGGTGGTTTTGATGGTTGGGATATATACAGAAATGTTAAATCGAATGGCGATGGTTTTATTTTTGGTAAAACCACATACGCTGCAGGTCACTCAACTAATGGTGGGGTGTTTAATAATGCGGTAGGGAACTCAGATTACTATGCTTTCTTACAAGGTATTGAAACATTCAAAAATCCTGAAGCTGTTGATATTAACATATTTGCAACACCAGGTATTAACTGGAATGACCATAGTTCACTTGTAAACCAAGCTGTAGATATTATTGAGAATGACAGAGCAGATTCATTATACATCGTAAACTCACCTAATTTCAGCGGTACAACTGGTGCTGATGAGGTTATCGGAGCATTAGATGATTTAGGATTTGATTCTAACTACTCAGCAACTTACTGGCCTTGGATTCAAGTAAGAGACACAGATAACGCTACACAACTTTATATTCCACCAACAGGTGAGGTATTGAAGAACATTGCTTTAACTGATAACGTTTCTTATCCTTGGTTCGCTGTCGCTGGTTATTCAAGAGGTCTTGTAAACTCAATCAAAGCAACTAAAAAGTTAACTCTTGATGAAAGAGATGAACTTTACAAAGCAAGAATTAACCCAATTGCAACATTCTCTGATACAGGTACAATTATCTGGGGTAACAAAACATTACAAGTTAGAGAATCAGCACTTGATAGAATCAACGTAAGAAGATTGTTATTAAGAGCAAGAAAGTTAATTTCTGCAGTAGCTGTAAGATTATTGTTTGAACAAAATGATGATCAAGTTAGACAAGAATTCTTAAGATTGGTTAATCCAATCCTTGAGTCAATCAAGAAAGAAAGAGGTTTATATGATTTCCGTGTAACTGTATCAAATGATCCAGAGGATATTGATGCTAACACATTGAGAGGTAAGATTTACATCAAACCTACAAGAGCATTGGAATTTATTGATGTTGAGTTTGTTATTACACCAACAGGAGCTTCTTTTGAGAATATCTAATAAATGAAGATAAAATAAGTAAGGGGTGGTTCTTAACCGCCCCTTTTTATTAGTATATAGTAGTAATAATAGAACATTAGTATATTGAAAATCAGTACATTAGTAATATTAGAAATAAGAAATATTAGAATATAGAAGTAAGAAATAATAGTACATTGAAATATTAGTATAGTTAGTACATTAGTATTTTAGTAACGTAGTAGCAAAAAGCTAACGATTTTTTTCCAGAAAATCAAGTATTTGGGAAAATAAATTTTATTTCTAACATTGATATATTTATTAGAAAGAATAAACAAAACAATATAACACAAAAACAATGGCAGATTTATTAATGAAAATGCCGGTTCCATACGAACCGAAACGTAAAAATAGATTTATCCTTAGATTTCCATCTTCTTTGGGTATTAATGAGTGGTATGTAACATCTACATCCCGTCCTAGTGCTAAAATAGGTTC